TATCACATTTCAACTTGATACATGGCTCGGCATCTCCCCAATGCTGTAAACTATAAGCTGCATCTACAGCGTCAAGAATACCTTTCGAGAATCTAGCCTCACCTTTTTCATTTGTTTGGAACGCAGATACAACCATGATATTGGTTTCTTGCGCGAGTTGTTTTAGACTTTTAGATATTTCTATCTGTTCAGTCCAATCATATTGACCTGAGCGACCTGGGGCGTTATGGCGTCTAACTTGGTTTAAGTAGTCTACAATTACCATACCTAGGTCTGGGAGTTGTGCCTGTTTCTGTCTTACTGTACTAATAACTTTAGCAACTGTAAGAGCAGGGTCGTAGAATACATCTACCTGAGGTTTGTCTGCAAGAGGATTACGAGTAAGTTCGTAATGGAACTTATCGAAGTCACGATGACCTTTGTACTCGGTCAAAGCTTCTCCTCCGTTTTCAAATCTATCTGCCCACCATTCCGCAACTTTATCCCACTCCAGAGGAGATAGGTTTTTAGTTTTAATACGATTGGTAGGAACACCTGTTGCAATAGCACATACTCTTTGAAGTATTTGTCTACTATCCATTTCTATTGTGAAGTATAGTACTGACTTTTCTTTCTGTTGAGCAGCTACTGCTACATTACAACAGGTAAAAGACTTACCACCACCACGTTGTCCGCCAATAACGACCAAGTCTTTGGGAGAGAAAGTATAGTCTAAATCATACTCTTGATTCAGACCAAGTGGAAGGAACTTAGCTAAGTCCTCCTCACTATCAAATAACTCAATCGTATCCATACTTTCATTATCGTCTGAAGTTTCGACTTGGTCTTCGACCTGAACTACAATCTCTTGTAATAAGTCAATGTTCTCACGAGCATCGCCTATCGCAATCTGATGTTCTACGAAGTTCTCAACTTTGGAAAGTATTTCATTTTGAGTAAATTGATTCTTTAAATAGTCCAACAATATATCTGCTGGAACTTCAGTTTCGACTGTTTCTATTGCATATATCTTCTCCTGAAGTTCTCTAGAACGAACTTCTAGTTTTAAATCTTCAAAAGTTGGTAATGCATGATACTTATGAACATGTTTGTCCACTATCTTCCACAGCTTACGGTACTCACCTTCTGGGAAATAGTGTGCCTTGAGACTATTCCATGTCCCAAATTCACTGTGCAAAAGTATTTGCTTAAGTAATGCCGATTCTAAAGTCAAGTTGTCTCTCCCAAAACAAAAAAGCGAGTAGACCTAAAGAAGCCCACTCGCTGAAGTAAATAAGTAATTAACCTATTTCTTTTCTAGCTGCACCGTTATAGTCCGCGCACTGTAAGCCTCTTCTTGTTAGCATTGTTTTAACGCCTCTAACTGTTTTGCCAATCTCGTCAGCAATTTCTTCAACAGTCATTCCGTCAATTTCAACATCTGCTAATGGGTCAGCTTTGCTTGAACCTTTAGTATGCTCTTGTTTTGGTATAGCATTGATTTCTCCTGCTCTAAGTAGGGATAATGCTTTACCTCTGATTGAGTTAACACTTCTGCCTAAGCCTTCTGCGATGTCCTCAATAAAAGCTCCGTCGTTTACCATAGAGATAAACTGGCTTTCTTCGTCCTCACTGTAAGTTTTTACAGTCTCAACTTTTGGAGCAGGTTTAACATGCTCTGTAAGTTGCATAGAAAGGATTTTACCTTGAATTGATTTTGCACTAAATGCTCCACCTTCAAAGTTTGAAGCAATCTCTGCGTATGTGTATACACCTGAGTTATCAGTTACAAAGTTGCTTAAAGTTGCTTCTTGCTCATCTGAGAATGATTTTGAAGCATTTGCTGATGCTAATTCTACATCATAACCCATTTTTCTAAGCTTTGAACTTACACTTCTTACTGAAGTTTCTAGTTCATCAGCAGCGTCAGCTACCATTGCTTGAGAAACTGGGCTTTCGTTCCCAACAAAATCTACTAATTGTTGAGTTCTTTCATCTGTCCATTTTGGTAATGCCATGATTTAAATTTCTCCTAAAAATTTGTTTAAATTATTTATAATTTTAACACCTCGGTCACGAGCTGTTTGTGTTTTCGCTGATTCAATTCCACTTTCGTTTATTAGATAACCGCAGTCTTTAGTCAGCGATGATTTAACTACGAATCCATATGAATTTAGTACTTTTTCTGCGTGAGCTTTAGTTGGGTAAGATTTCAGCTTACCACTGATACAAACAACTCCATTGACCTCTTTCTTTTTACTTATCTTATTATTCCATTTGAAAGGTAATTTTGTCTTGTAATCACTAGGGTAGTATTCAGTTTCTAACCATTTCAGTAAGTTAGCCGTCGCTTTTGGTCCGATACCTGCTTCAGTACAAGCTTTCTCGGTGATATCATCAATGTGAGATATCGTATTGCATAATTTTTGAGAAGCCGACCGACCAATAAGGGGTATGCTGAAAGCTGGTATTAAATCGACCAACTTCGCACTCTTAGACTTTTCTATTTCGTCAAAGAGTTTTACTGCCATTTTCTCACTACCTAGTTTCTCCTGTATTTCACTTACAGACAGTTCATAAATTTCATTGTAATCTTGAACTTGTAGTTTGTTTATCGTTGCGGGGCCGAAGCCCTTTATCTTTAGAGTGGATACAAATGCCTCGACTTTCTTATCCCATTGGGCAGGACAATTCGGATTCCTGCAAAATAACTGGTCGTTTACTAATTCCAACTTGGTTGAACAAGCTGGACAAACAACTGGTGGGATAATCTCTCTCAATATTTGCCTCTCTCTTAAATATATAATATATTATAGACGATTTTTGGGCATCTGTCAAGAACTATTTTTTGATTGCCACCTACGATTAGACATTAAAATTTTAATCATCCTCGTAAATGTGGGTATCTTCTTCGTAAGACCAACGATTCATTAGATAAAACCATATTGCATGTATTTTATTTAGTAAAGAATTTATCCAGTTCATACTTGTATATATCTCCTATAATTCTATTTGCCATTAACTTATGACCTTCCTCTAGTGGATGGTCTCTCGGTCCAAATGGCACCTTTGCTTTTTTGCACATATCATAAAAAGGTTCTTCTTTTAAACAAGGAAGTTCTCTTATATAATCTTCTTTTTTCATGTGCGGAACTTCCCATACTATGTTTGCTCCTTCCAATCTTGTCTCATCAAGATAGTCTAGCATATTTGTTAGTTGCCCACTAGACATAGTATAAAATAAATATGGTATGCCTTTTGCCTCTAAAAAATACTTTGTTGATAACATATGATTTAAAGTTGTTATTAAATTGTATTTTGGATTCCTTACTTCTTTAGCATAACCATTCAATCCTTGCCATTGTTTTAATGATAAGTCTGGGTGAAAGTGCACTTCACTATCAGGTGATAGTTTTAAAGTTACTTTGTTAAATCTATGAGAAACCCATACAGCACTTCTCCAAATATTAGTACTAAGATTAAGAAACTCAAATCTATTTGGACCTGACCATAAAATTACTACTAAAGGTACAGGACTTCTTAGCATGTCGTCCATTGTAGTTCTCCATATTCTATCATTACTACCACCAACCTTGGAGTTTCTCCAAGTGTCTTGTTTAAAATGACTTCCAACTAAATAAGGAAAATGATTCTTTCCTTCTTTAACTTCCATTCCCTGAACAAAACTACAACCGTTCCAGTATATCATAATACTTTTACCTTATATTTTGTTTGAAATTCTAGGGCTTCTTCCCATGTATTTACTATTGGTTCTCCTTTTATATTTAAACTTGTATTTAATAACATAGGACATTTTGTAACTTCATACCAACATTCTAGTATTTTTCTAAGATTACTTCCATCATCTTTTACTATCTGTACTCTACTTGTTCCATCTGCGTGAATAACTGATTTGTAATCATGTTTTGCATCAGATACAAATTGCATAAACTCATTTGCATAACCATCAAAGTATTTTTCATATTCTTCCTCTAGTATTGCAGGAGCAAAAGGTCTAAACTTTTGTCTTCGTTTTATTTTGTTGACCTTATCTTTTACATTATAGCGAGGGTCGGCTAATAAAGAACGATTACCTAATGCTCTCGGACCAAACTCTGCTCTACCATTTGCAACTCCTACAACTTTATTATCAATTAATTCTTTAACTACCTCATTTGGATTTAGTTCTCTATCAATGTTATAGCCCCAAAAAGTATGAGGGTAATCTAATCTTTTCTTTGTTTTTGCAAGTATACAGCCTAATGCACTACCTGCATCGCCTGGATTAGGAAATATCCACATCTTATCAAAGAGGGGTGCTATTTTTGAGTTCGCTACACAATTCAATGCAACTCCACCACCATAAGCAACTTTATTTCCATACTTTCTTGCTTCTAGAAATATCTGTTCTATTTCATACTCTATAAACATCTGTGCACTTGCAGCGATGTCAACAGGTTTATTCCAAAACCATTTCTTTAAAGGGATACCTGTATGTAAATATTCGTCTAATATACCAGTCATATCTATAGAAGGTTTACCAAATGCTGCCATACCCATTGTTATATATTCATCTTCGTTTGGTTTTAATCCACATCGTTTTGTTATAGCACTATAAAATAATCCTAGTGACCATGGATATTGTTTACTCCAAACTTTTTCATGATTTACCCATATACTTGCTGTATCGTACTCTCCAATGGCATCTATTATTACTGTGACATCTGGTACGAAAGGAGCTGTATAGTAAGTTGCTGCCATATGGCTCTCATGATGTAATACGCACTCTACATCTTCATAATAAGATATTTCTTTTTGACCATATGCTTGTCGTCTTTCATTCTTTAATCTCCAATCTTCATAGAAGTATTCCTTATCACAGGGTATACTTCTTAATTGATTACAAAGGTGTCCATCATTTTTTATTCTACTAAATCTTTCTGATTGTGCTGCAAATAGTAATGTATCATCTTCCATGATAGCAACTGCTGCATCATGAAATCTTTCGCTTATTCCTTTTATTACCATGTTATATCTCCATAACAAAATATATTCATACTATATCTAGTTCCTTTCGTTATTGGGCTTACTCTGTGTGGAGTAACTGCATGAAATATATGTAAATCTCCTATATCTTTACTCATGATTTCATCTCTTACTACTAAGTCTCCGCCCTCGTATTCAGAGGGGTCACTTAATTGTATAGCACAACTTAGTTTTCTAACTTGTTTTTGTTCAAGCATTGAATCATTGAATACGATATCTATATGTGTATCAAAGTATTGTCCTTCTCCATATTTGTTAACAGCAGTCTGTAAGTCTCCACTTAGAATCATATTGTAATGTTTTGAATTGAACTCTAATACATGCTTCGCAATATCAGGTAATCTTAGTGGACTAGCTTTGCCTATCTCAGCGTTTCTATATCCATCTATCTTTGGTTTACCATCTATTCCAATGGAGTGTGATTTAGAAAAGTCTTTTGCACTTTCTCTAATTTGTATACACTCTTCTCTTGTATAGAATCCTTTAACTGTATGTTTCATTTTTCTTCGGAAAATCTTCTAGTATCTTTGATTGCATACTAAAGCATTCCGTATGTCCTCCAAACTTGTGTTCTGTTTTGTGTCTATCGTTCTGATTCT